TTTATTAAGCACTTCCTTTTCTTTTTTAACCAGATGGTTTCTGGTGCGCTCTACGCGGTCTTGGTCTACCCGTACCCCGCGCCATGTCATATCTATCAAGCAGGGCAACAGGTCGAGCTCAAGGTTGGCTATGGGCCATAACTCTTCTTTTGTTAGTTGTGTAGACAGGTGGTTCCAAAGTTCTAACGTAATTTCAGCGTCATTTTGTGCGTAGGGCCCGACATACATAGCAGGCATCTTCCAAAGGTCAGCCTTTGGGTCGAGACCAAACTCTCTCGCGGCTTCTTGCAAAGTCTTCTCTGACTTCACTTTTCCTAACAAATCGTAACAAAGGTTGTTCAGGCTAAAGCTGTACCTGTTTTCATCTAACAGTGAGGCGATTAGCATCGTGTCAATGATGCGACCGTTGATGGTAAAGCCCATCTGCCGTATCCAGCCCGCATCATACTGTGCGTTGTGCATAATCTTATCTGCCGGTGACGCGAATACTTTTTTTAGCCAGTTGTTAACTATGCGCTCGTCTAAGTTGCCGCCACCTAGATGCCGGATAGGTACGTAGCCTGCCCAGTCAGCAACAGCTATGGCATAGCCTACAACTTCGCCGTCACCGGTTGGCCATCCGGGCCCGTTGGTCTTAATGTTAGGGTCTCGTGTCTCTACATCTATGGCTATCTGCTTGGCTTCAAAGATGTCTGGTAGCTCAGCAGGCGGAACCCACTCACTCTTCGGGGTGAACATTGTCATTTGTAACGCCATAACTTTTCCTAACTGCCGCCATTTCTGTGCCCTGCACTATAACAGTCCAACCGTTTTTTATATAGTGTTGCAGCATTTCTATACGAATGAAGCGCACCATTAGTCCTCTCCACCCAAAGCCCCGTAGCCACAGATGTCTACCCAGCTATCCTCGTGTTCCGGTGTTTCTATCAACCGGCAGAGCTTGACGGCTATCATGCACTGATACACCTGTTCTACCGAAACGTCGGTATCCAAAAGCACAGACCACATCCGCGCGATACGGGCATGGTTTTCATGGGCATCGCCATATTCTTTGGCCCGTGGGCCGTTGACTAAGCTCTCTGCTTTAAGAAGTATTTCTTTACGGTTCATGTTACACGTCCCACTCTTCTGGGTATGTTGGTTTATTAGGAATATTAGAAATAGTTGAATCCCAATCATCCCATTCCTGCTCGAAATTAATTTCGTCTTTTTCAGCGTAATGAGGAACTTTTTTTTCTTTAACGCCCAATTCTTTCCTAAATTGAGTAATCATTTTTAAAACAGGTAGATCATAATAAAGGCCAACAGGTTTATGATGTCGCTTGGCGTGACAGTTATGACATAGAACTTCACATTTGTTTATTTCATCAGCTAACTGTTTTTGGTTACCTCCAACCCTGTCAGCAACATTAAATTTTTTGTTTGACTTGTGATGCAGAGCCAAAACGACGGGGTCTTTTTCGCCGCAATCAGTGCATCCTAAACGCTTCTTATGCTGTCGCACAAAGTGCAAACCAAGATTTCGTCTGAGTCTTTTGTTATCAGTGCTTTTTTGCGTGGCTTTTGCAAATGCTTCGGGAGTACGCCATTCCTCACGGCCTTTATTCATGCCCCAAAACACGCGGCCATCCTCTCTTATATCACCGCGTTTCATATCCAATAACTCCGGTTCATGTCTTCAGGTTCAACTAAGTAAAGGTTTTGCTTAGTTCTGGTTACCCCCACGTAAAACACCCGATGTAAATCATCAGGCGTGACTTCTGATGCCTTTACTGCGGCTGGGGATAAATCTGTAAACAACACTATGTTGTCCGCTTCACCGCCTTTAGATCCGTGAATCGTGGACAGGTTTATGCGGGGTATGGCATTAAACTTCTCGCCCCGACGTAGCAGGGCCGTAATGTACGCTCGCTCGCCACTGGGTAACTTATCCATAGCCTCGTGCCATATCATGTCGATAGTAGCTAGTAGCCCGTGGCTTTTCTGTAGCTGTTCCAGCGTTGCTGTTTCGTCATCATCAAGTGCAGGCAGTTTTTTAAATCCGCGCCGCACACGGTCACCTACAGACATAAAATTATAAATGCACCGTGCGGCCTTGCCAGTTATAGCACGGCCTTTGCGTAGCTGTTCCCAGCCGTTCACGGCCTCGCTAATATTTTCTGAGATAGACCGTCGGCCGCGTACAGCATACAGATAGCCGCGACTCTTCAGGTCTTGGGTTGCTCGTTCTAAAAAGTAACCCGCTTGCGCCAATACCAGCCAAGAGCCCTCATCGAAGTCAACATAGCTGGTGCTTGGAATACGTTGTACCTTGCCTTCTTCTTCACGAGGCAGATAGTTCTTTGGGACGCGGCGGTTGATGCGTTTAGCTATGCGCTCAGCCAGAGGATGCACGGATGCAGGCACCCGATAAGATTGCTCTAGCACTTCGTAGCCACCGTTGAGACCAATAAAGTGTTCAACATCTGCTCCAGCCCAGCGATAAATAGCTTGGTCATCGTCACCGGCACAGTAGATCCGTGAGCTGTGCTGCTCCAACACGTGTGCCACATCCCACTGCAAAGGTGACAAGTCCTGCGCTTCATCTATAAAAGTAAGTGCGAGTTGGGGGCAGAAGCTAGAGCCCTCTTTCACAAACACATCTAGCATATCTGTAAAGTCATACAGATTATATCTGCTTTTATACTTTGTTAGGCTGTCCGCTATGTATTTCACGGTCGTCCATGGTAGCTCAACCTCGCTCTCATCATACTGCGAGCGTAAGTCTGTTTTACGCAGGCGAGCTAAGTTAATCAGACTGATTGCAGGATTGTCTGTCTTGGACAGGTCAAACACATCTTCTCCGCTAATGCTGGATTTATCTACGGTCAGGTCAAAGCCCAACGCACTGCCCAGCTCCTTATAGTTTTCAGGTTGCATCACCTGTTCCTGACGGATGCCAGACAGCTTGAGTGCAAAGCTATGCAGTGTGCGAAACCATGGCAGTTGTGATTTATCCAGATGAAACCGTGAACAGGCTCGCTCAACAGCTTCATTTGCTGCCTGTCTTGTGAACGCAAAGTAGCCGATATGTGAAGGGTTCACACCAGCGTGAAGAGCTTCGTCTACCTTGTTGAGGAGCGTTGTGGTCTTACCGGTTCCGGGCGGACCGTAGATGCGGAAGATTTTAGTTTCCATGTTCCTCGTCCGTCACGTCTTCTATGTTTTCCATGAGGTGTATAAACACAGGCGTTTGTTCACCCACATATGCGCTTATGGTGTTAAACCATAGGTACTCTACAGCCTCGTCGTAGCTCATGTTCTGGTCTTGAACTAAAACCGCTATACATTTGTGGTAATCATACGCAATAACAGGTTCCTGACCCGCACGGTGACACACACCTATAAACGCTTTATCAAATCCGTCTGCTTTTAACATTAGAAAGGGGCCTCCGTCTGCTTATCACCAAATTTGGGTGTGCTTACCTCTATCTCTGATATTTTGTAGGCCGGTATAGCCCACACTCTTATCTTTCTTCCTTTTATTTTCACTTGACGACTTTCACCGCCCATATCGCGCAGGCGTTGAGCAATCTTATGTGCTTTGTATTCAAAAAACTTGTTACGTTTTAAAAAGGCTTCAAAGTCTTTTAAGCGAAACACTGTTTCGCCCGTCTCTTCATCATTCCACGGACGTTTTAACAGGATCTCTTCTTTGTCATTTGCTGTTTGTAAGTGAACGCAAAACTCTTCAAGATAGTCATAGAACTGACCGCTAATGCTTGCATCTTCTGAGACCTCTATCACTGCGCTGTCATTGTCACGCATTTCAGACAGTAACGCTCCGATACGGCCTTCCCACACCTGCTTACTTACTGAGCGCGGCATAAAGTTAAGTTGCTCCATGCAGGCTCTTTGAAAGGTAGGCTGGCTCATCAAACCCTCTGTATCGAGCTCTAAGGGCTCACCATTAACGTCGAGGAACCACACTGGGGGTATGGAGTCATATTTACGAAGATTGGCTATGGCGGCCCCTTGTATCGCCGCGCCGATGCCATGCTTACGTGTCTGGCACAGCTCTTTGTTACAGTGTGCGTTGATGGGGCTGTCCCCACAGCGGTAGGCGTAATCCTTCTTTTCTAGCTGTTTGGCGACTATGTTAACCTCATTCAGAGGTAGCGGCGGTTCAAAATAGGTCAGATTGTACGTTAAAATCTCTGACTCCCAGCTATCAGGAAAAGCCTTACGCAAGTAAACGCCAATATTAAACAGGCCGTTGTTACGGCCGCCCTCAGAAATCTTGCTTTTTAACAGATGTTGCAGGCACGGTGGACCGTCTTTCATCACGACGGTTTCGCCCTCATCAGCTATCTGTAATTTTAGTAATTGCTCAGGAGTCTGCTTATAAGCCTCGTAGAGCGCGATAAACTCTTCCAAGGTAGCTGAGGTGCCATCATCCTTGATTGCGTAGCGTAGACCCCCTTCAGCGTCGAAATAGGGCAGGTTTAAAAAATTACCTACGTCATCACGGTCCAGACGAAGCTTAACCTGCTTTGGAAAAATCTCACAGCCGCCATGGCCCAAAGCCGCAGATATCTCTTGCAGTGTAGACTGCATATCTTTGGCTTCTACCCATGCGGTGGTGAATAGAAAGCAGTGTGCACCACCAGACTTTGACCGGCAGACAACAAGAGGTAGTTTTAGTTTCCTAATCTTTTCGACAAGGACTTTGTGGTCCAGCGGATACTGGTCAATATCTATACAGCCCCATACCGACTTATTGTCTTCGTTGATTGGGATGATACCAATCCCGCGGCCCTCACCAGACAGATGCCCTTCCCACAGTTCCGTAGTCCGTGGTTCACGCACAATGGCGGCCCGCCCGGAATGCTTTCCGTTTGCCTGCTGTTTTTCAATTTTATATGTGCCATACGCGAGCTTGAGCCCGTTGAATATGGCGGAAAACTTTTCTACAGACATGATAATTCCCGAAGGCGGGGCGGCAAAATAGCTGAGGGATTACCCCAGATGAGCCAATCTACTTTACCGCCCCAACTGTTTAGAACGGTGGGTTGGAAACCTGTGCGTCAGCTTGCTCGTGCTTAACGTCCACCTCACCTGCGGTGATGCTGGCGGCAAACTCTTTCGCACGAATATATAGAGCTTTATCCTCAATAGGCCCTACACGACTGAACTCCCAACCTGACCATTTACCCTTTGCATTTTCTTCACTTGTTGTCTTGAAAAGGTAAATATGACTAAAGCGAGGCGGGGTAAATCTTCCGTTCTTACCTTCAACCGTCAAAGACGATATCATGCTATTCAATTTGCGAGACTTTTTTAACTGCGTTGATTTCATAGCAATCAAAGCTGTTTCAGCAGAGCCGTCCTCATGGAGAACAATGACAAAATGCTGATGCGTCTCTTCTATATATGTTCCGGAACCATCCTGAACATAATCCTTAGAGTCAGTATCTGACCTCTTTGTTTCCGGCATCTTGTCGCCCGGTTTGAAGATTGCGACAGGTGCTCCTGTACCTTCACCACGAGGTGCCCACTGCAAGAACCGGCGTTGGTAAGCGACAGGCACCACTTTGATACCGTCCTTACCTTTGTAGACCTCACCGGTTACAGTGTTGTACAGATCGCCTCTCTGAGCGGTTGGAAGATTATCTAGCTCTGTGCTAAGAGCTTCCAAGATTTTGATGAACGGCAGGGCAAGGTCGTCCTGACCCATGTTCTCAACCCCCATACCGGCATCTTCTTCAAAAATAGAAGGGTCAAACTGGATGATTTCTGCGCTTTCCTTCTTTTGCATTTCAGTTTTATTTTCAGCCATCTTACTTACTCCTTTTAATGATCGCTTTGAAACCTGTCCACGCTCCGAAGAGTTCAGTCGGAAATTCGTCACCACTCTCCATCCGTTCTTTAACGAATGCTCTTTGTGTCTGCGGGTGTACATTTTCCTTCTGCTCCGGCGCGTAGCCTTTGGCTTGGGCTTCTCTTGCAAAGGCCGCGGCCTTCTCGTCTTCGCCCATGCCAAACGTACAGGTAACCGTATTTTTGACGAGGTCTCCATACCCATTCTCCCTAAGCCACTGAAATGCAGCCTGTTTGTTTTCAACCAATATTGTTGCTCCATACGTCGGCTTTACAGTAACCTCTGAACCATCGTCCAGTTTCATACTGCTCAAACCGATCTCTTGTAGCATTGTCGGGAGATCTTCGTCCGTCATCTTCAACAAAGCTTTTTTCTCGTCCTTGAGCCGTTGCTCAAGAGCCGCTATCTCATCTTCTTTGTTGAGGATTGCTGTACACATACCGCTCACCGTGGTGAGATCTTGCTGGTCCAGCTTTTCGATACTTGAAGCTAAATCACGTTTGGAGTCGGCTTCCATGTCTTCAAACAAATTATTCATTCGTTGTTCCTTCTTCGTTGTTGCTAGTGCTATCGCACCTTT